GAGTCTTGGCTTTTGCGCCACCTTTTAACGACTCAGGAAACCACTCGACCTTACCGCCATGATTCTCATGTGCGTGGGTAAGGATGACCTGCTGCGTGCTGGTGAGTTTGTGGGACATGGTTGCTTCCTTTCGGTTGGTTGATGGTGTTCGTATGAACGCTCTAGTGCCGAGGAAAGCCAAGTCAATTGCGCCATCTTGTTGCTTATTTCTTGATTGCTTGCCCTGATGCCCAAAAGCGCACCAACTCCCTGCCGATACCCCGGATGTGGGGCGGTGCTGGATAAGCCGGGTTATTGCCCTGCGCACCGTGTCGCAGTGCATCGTGACTACGGACGGGCCAGGCGAGCCTTTGACACCGAGGTCGGCTTCTACCAGTCCAGGGACTGGCGCTTGGTCAGAGCCCAAGTCCTGCGAGATAGGCCTGTGTGTGCCCAATGTGAGGTTGCTGGGCGCGTCGTTGTGGCTGGGGTTGTGGACCACATCGTGCCGCTCAAAGACGGCGGAGCTCGGTTTGACCGGGCCAACCTGCAGCCTCTCTGCGTTTCTTGCCACAACCGCAAGACCGCAAAGGAAACGGCTGGCAGGCGTTAGGCCCCCTAGGGGGGTCAAATCTCTACGGTTGGGTGGCGCAGATGCGCGCGTCAGCCCAAATTTTTGTGCGTGCAAATTGAAACTAGGGGGGGTCCCCCCGATAAGGATTTATGGCGGGCCGAAAACCTTTACCGACAAAAGTTAAGCAGATCAAAGGAACGCTGCAGAAATGTAGAACGAATCCTCGGGAACCAAAACCTGACGGTGATCTGGTCGAGCCGCCCGATTACATGACCGAGGGAGCGAAGTCCGCCTGGCGGTACGCCTTGGAGTGCGCTCCCCCGCATCTTCTGAAGCGTCTGGATATGTCGGTGCTGGAGATCTGGGCGTGTGCTGCAGATCTTTATAGAAAAGCCCAAGCCGGCATAAGCAAAACCGGATTGTTGATCAAGGCACCGAACACTGGTGTTCCGATGCAGTCGCCTTACCTAGCGATTGCAAATAAACAAGCGCAGATCATGACCAAGGCTGCTGTCGAGATGGGGTTTACGCCCGCCTCGCGCTCGCGGGTCAGCCTGCCAATGGAAGCAGTCGATGACGAGATTGATCCATGGGCCGACATCGCAGGCTAACAACTAATGGCAATGACGGAATACGCGGTCATAGCCAAGCGCTATGCCGAGCAGGTTGTTGCGGGTGAGATCTCGGCTTGCAAGTGGGTAAAGCTTGCTTGCCAACGGCAGCTTGATGACCTTTCGCGATTTAAAGGTAAGGCAAGCCCTTATCGATTTAATCCGAAGCTGACCGATCGAGAGGGGCGAGACTACTACCCGGCAGATAACCTTTGCGCATTCATCGAGCGCTTGCCACACGTGAAAGGCCCGCTTGCGGGTGAGCTAATCAACCTTGAGCCTTGGCAAGTGTTCATTCTGTCGACTGTCTACGGCTGGGTGAGGGAAGACGGCAAGCGCCGCTTTCGGCGCTCCTACATCGAGGTGCCGCGCGGCAATGCAAAGTCAACCCTCTCCTCAGCAGTCGGTCTTTACATGCTCACTGCGGATCGGGAAGGCGGTGCTGAGGTCTACTCCTTGGCTACGACTCGGGATCAGGCACGCATTGTCTTTGGTGATGCGCAGATGATGGCCAGACGCAGCCTCGGGTTTCGAAGTCGATTCGATGTAAACGTGGGAGCCCACAACATTCATGTTCTGGCCTCTGGCTCAAAGTTTGAAGCGCTCTCTGCTGAAGGCTCGACCTTAGATGGTCTCAATATCCACTTCGGTTGCGTTGATGAACTACACGCGCATAAGACTCGGACCGTGTATGACGTTGTCGAGACCGGTACGGGTAAACGCGATAACTCTCTGCTTTGGGTCATCACCACGGCGGGAAGCAACCGCTCTGGCATCTGCTACGAGGTTCGCACCTTTGTAAGCAAGGTCTTAGAAAACGTCGTTGCTGATGACACACAGTTCGGCATCATCTACGGACTTGATGATGGTGATGATTGGACGAGCGAGGGTGCCCTAATTAAAGCCAATCCCAACTGGGGTATCTCCGTTCGACCCGAAGTGCTTGGGCCATTGCAAGCGAAAGCGATGCAGCTGCCCAGCGCAGTCAATAACTTTAAGACGAAGCATTTAAATGAATGGGTCAACGCGGACACCGCCTGGATGGACATGCGGGCATGGGACGCCTGCGCTGATGCAGGAGTGGATCTTGATGCCTTTGCTGGTCAGCCGTGTTGGATAGGGCTTGACCTTGCGAGTAAGACTGACATTGCGGCACTGGTCTTGCTGTTCGCGCATCCCGAGATTTCGGATGCGTTCGTTGTGTTCGGCAAGTACTACCTGCCTGAGGATACGGTAGCCAACTCAGCAAACAGTCAGTACTCGGGCTGGATGAGAACTGGGCGGCTGACGGTCACGCCCGGAAACGTAATCGACTTTTCCTGGATCGAAGCTGACTTGATCGACTTTGCATCTCGCTTTGAGATCCAGTCGGTAGCTTTCGATCCCTTTCAAGCAACACAGCTCTCGACTCGGATGATGGCCGAAGGCCTTCCGATGATTGAAGTGAGACCCACGGTGCTCAACTTTAGCGAGCCCATGAAAACACTGGAAGCCTTGGTGCTTCAAAAAAAACTGGCCCACGATGGCGACCCGGTGCTTGGCTGGATGGCCAGCAACGTGGTGGCTCACCTAGACGCTAAGGACAACATTTACCCTCGGAAGGAGCGAGCAGAAAACAAGATCGATGGAATCGTGGCACTGATCATGGCGCTATCTCGCGCAATCAAACCGGGCGACTCGGTGGTGCTGGGGGCCGACTACGAACTGATGCTGCTCTGATCACATGGGACTCTTTAATTTTTTCGATCGATTCAAAGCTTCAAGCGATGACCGATCGGCCTATGGCGACTTTTGGTTTGAGCCCGTTTCGGTTCGCACTGCAAGCGGAGCCCGTGTATCGGCTGACAGTGCCATGCGCTTGGCGGCAGTCTATGCTTGCGTGCGGATTTTGGCCGAGACCATGGCGTCTTTACCGATCGTGGTCTATCGCAGGCGTGCCGACGGTGGCAAAGACAAGGACACCGAACACTGGCTCTACCGCCTCTTGGTTAAGCGACCCAATCGTTATCAAAATCCTTTTGAATGGCGTGAGATGCTTCAAGGGCATCTGGCGCTGCGTGGTAACGCTTACTGCCAGATCGTCACGAATCCACGCGGCGAGGTGGCCGAGCTCATTCCGATTCACCCCGACCGGATCAAGCTTGAGTTACTCGCCAGTGGAGACTACCGCTATCGGGTAACCGACCGCTTTGGAAAAGAGTCGGTCTTATTGCGCGAGGACGTTTGGCATCTGCGAGGGCTCTCGTCCGATGGCTTACTGGGTATGAGCCCCATTGAACTTGCTCGAGAAAGCCTCGGGATGGCATTGGCCGCCCAGGACTACGGTGCAAGGTTTTTTGCAAATGACGCCAAACCCACCGGTGGCTGGATTGAGTTTCCCGGATCTTTTAAAGACGCTGAAGCTAAGCGTGTCTTTCGTGACTCCTACCAAGCGGCTCAGTCAGGAGCGAACCGGGGCAAGGTCCTGGTGCTCGAAAACGGGATGAAATTTCATGAGGTGGGCGTCACCAACAAGGACGCTCAGTTCCTGGAGCTTCGCAAGTTCCAGATGACCGATGTGGCTAGGCTCTTTCGAGTGCCGCCCCACATGATCGCAGACCTAGATCGAGCGACATTTTCAAACATTGAACAGCAGTCCCTTGAGTTTGTGATGCACACGATGACCCCGTGGGCTGAACGCTGGGAGGCGTCGATTACTTCTGAGTTGCTTCTGGAGTCTGACGACTTGGAGGTGGAGTTCAATTTCGCCAACCTCATGCGAGGCGATGCCGCAAGTCGATCGGCCTACTATCAAAGCGGCATTCAAAACGGGTGGCTAACTCGCAATGAGGCGCGCGTTGCTGAAAACCTAAACCCACTGGACGGGCTGGATGAGCCGCTGCGGCCACTGAACATGGTGGAAGAACATGCGGCGCAGGATGTCGACGAGCCAGAAGAGACGGAGTCGGCGGATGCAGAAGCTCCTGATATCGGAAGGCTCGATGCGCTAGTTCACAGCACCGCTAACCGTTGGGCTAGAAGGCTTGCAAAGTCTAAGCAACTCGATGCCAAGTCGAAAGCGCTGCTATCCGACGCATTTGCCTTGCCAATGACCCGAATAGAGCAATGGGCTGAACAAATACAGCTCTCGAACTTAACC